AGGAAAATTTTTAAATGAAAGCGCTCTTATTTCTGCCTTGGATCCTTACGATCCATATAAAAGTGCTTTTGAAGCCGCATACGGTATCGCAAAAGCAATTGCAAACGACCACGTTTTTTTAAACGGAAATAAGCGTACTGCTACTCAGACTGTAATAAAAATTTGTACCGATAACGGCTTTAATTGTAACGGCGACAATGTAGCGCTGATAGAATTGGTAAACAGCCTTGTCAAAGAAGACTGTGACGATGATGGGGAAGTAAAAACAAACTTTATCAGCGGCATAACCAAACTTTTTTCTAAATGATCCAATACCTGCTTCCGACCGTGCAGGTATTTTATTTTTCTCCTCCAACAGTTGGAGAACCCGACTTTTTGCAGTCAACTGCAATTTCCTCAACCGCACCCAACTCAGAAATAACGATAGACTTGCTGTCTGGTTCTGTAAGCTCAGCCTGATAGAAAAAATCGCTTTTGTTGTTTTTCCGTATAATGCACCCAGTCAGCAAGTACTTGCCGTCCACGTAATGCCGAGGCAACTGTAAACGTACAAGCTTGCCGAGATTGTATTTTACTCGGGATATGTCCATTACCTCAGCTCCTCAATCTTGATGTAAATGCCGGAGACTTCCGCCCAAAACTTTTCACATATCTCCGAAGCCACAAGTGCATCATCTTCCCAGAAACTGCATTTTGTCATGCAGTCTTTAAGCATTTTCTGGAGATTGTCCGTGTCAGGTTTAGTTGTGCGGTACTCGCCGTCATTGTGGCCGCCTTTTGGGAAAAGCCACTTACAGGTCAGTCTCACAGCGTACTTGTACGGTTCTTTAGGCTTATGGGGGCAAAGAGCTGAGAGAAGCTTGCTTTTAGCGTCCTTGACTTGGGGCGGGTCGTAGAATATCGGTTTACCGTTTTTTACCATAATCTTATGTTCCTGAGCAGTTACGGTCGGCGGTATCATCGGCAAAAAAAATTCAGTCATTTTTTCTCCTTTCGTGCGTGTCGGTTTTCTTACGTACGGAATATATATGGGGCGGAGCTTTAGCCCCATATATATATTACGTAGTAATATATGCGTTGTCCGAAATTCGGACAAATTCGATATTTTCCGATTTTGTCCAGCATTTAGACAAACACGATATTTTTTCGATTTTGTCTTAATAGGACGGACACGAAATTTCTTCGATTTTGTCCTATTTCTTTAATCCGATTTTTTTCCCCTCTCTCCAAAAGCCTCCGTGTTCTGTCACCCACCTTTCGACGGTTTTGGGTGTTTTCCCTAAATAACTTGACAGTTCCGCAAAGGTAGTCTCTCCGTTTTCCTGTACAGCACTGAAAGCTGTTTCAAGGCTTTCCTTGCGGTCGGCACTGTTTTCTTCGGCAGTTTTCTTTTTGCTGAAATTTTTCTGATATGCAGGGGCTTCTGTGCTGAGATCTTTCAGCGTACATTTTTCGTCAGGAACGTGCACAGGATACTCAAACCAAAGGTTCAAAGGATCAAAGCGTTCAAACTCCCGAAGAGTGCCCTCTATGCGCCATGCAGTACGTTTTGACAGCAGTTTTTTGCCTTTGTCGATCTCCTCGTTCATAAGCCGGCAGGAGTTCAGTTCCAAAATTCTTTTTGCATGTTCCCGCATCTGAGGTGCGGAAAACAAATCGTCCTGTGAGACGTTTTCCTTAAAATCAGGTTTGAATCGAAGTATCCATTCAAGACATTTTTTGCACACAAACGCATTTTCTTCCGCCGTCCTTACGCTGTCTGTAACCTCCAGTTCCGTAAGATCAAGCAGCGCGTCGGGATCGCGTGCAAACACTCCCGAACCGCTTACCCTGTCCATAGACCTCTTACCGCCCTGAGAGCCTTTGCTGTGGTGGTGACAGTATATTACTGCACAGCCCAGCTCGGTGCAGACCTTGTCAAACTGATTGCAAAAATGAGTCATTTGATCTGCGCTGTTTTCATCGCCTGTGATGACCTTGTAGATCGGGTCAATAACAATTGCAAGGTAGTTCTTTTTGTTTGCCCTGCGTATGAGTTTTGGAGCAAGCTTGTCCATCGGTACACTCTTTCCGCGCAGGTTCCATATGTCAATGTTTTTCAAGCCGCGAGGGGTGATGCTCAAAGCGATGTAAACGTCCTTAAAACGGTGTAAGCAGCTTGCTCTGTCAAGCTCAAGGTTTACATACAGAACCTTGCCTTGCGTGCATCTAAAACCAAACCAGCTTGTACCTTCTGCTATGGCTGTGCAAAGCTCGATAAGAGCGTAGGACTTTCCCGCCTTTGAGGGTCCCGCAACAAGCATCTTGTGTCCTTGGCGCAAAACGCCGTGTATAAGCGGGGGAGAAAGCTTCGGCAGGTTTTCCCATTCGTCCGCAAGATTTTCCGTATCGGGCATATCGTCGTTTATTCCCTCTATATAGTCCTTCCATTCCGCCCAGTCTGCCTTGCCTATGTTGGTGTCTATGATATATTGCTTTTTGCCGTTCCTCGTTACACCGGGCATACGGCTGAGACGAGAGGGGTTGCGGTTCTGCTTGTCAATATCAAGACCGTTTTTCTTGCAGACGCTATAAAGATAGTCCACACGTCTGCGGTATTCATCATAATTCGGCGCATCTACCTTTACAATGGCGTGTATGGACTTGCCGCCCGAATACACCATAACAGCCACAGGCAGCTCAAGCTCACGTATAACGGCTTGCTGTTCCTCTATAGCCATGCTGTCGGATTCAACAAGAGCATATCTGAAATCGGTGACGTTCTCGTTCTTTATGCCCTTACCGTCCAGAGGATTGAAGCGTATCCAAGCTCCTGCGGCGGGATTGTAATCACCAAATACAGCTCCGATGTCGTCACCGTATTTGGCAAGCTTTGCGATCAGTTCTCCCGCAGTGTCGGCGCAAGAGCCTTTTGTAGGTAAATATTTGACTTTACCGTTTTCTTCCTTCTGCCATGATTCGGTAACAAATCCAACATTTTCGGACGCATTGAAAAGAGTTTCAAGATATCGTATTATCTCCATGCCCGGGTGCCATTCGTAGGGTTCGCAAAGCTTTATGCCCTCGCCGCTGCTGAGGATTTCAGCTTCGGCATTGATCTCATCGTCCCAGTCAAACACCTTTGTGTTTGCAGAGCTGTCATGATAAGGCTGCCACCCTTGGTTTTTGGCATACTGTACAATAGTACCCGCTGTTACGGGAGCGGCAGAGCTATTAAAGCTCCGCCACTTTTTTTCGCAGTCACCGTCCTGATACCGTGCGGTATCGCTTTTACTCCATTTATCCCAGTCTGAGCAGGCATAGCCCTCGTCTTTGAGCGCCATACCTACGTTTACCCATTCCTGATAGTCAAGTTTGGCAGGATCTATATGATCTAAAATTTCAAGCAAATTCGACATTTGATACACTCACTTCTTCCGGGATAAAATTTTTCGGTTCAACTCCTTTGGGAAGCCGCCAGCCGCAGGCAGAGATTCTGCTTATCATATTGCTTGCGATATTAAAGTTCCAAGTGCCCACGTGCTCAAAACCGAAACGCTCTAAGAAACGTATTTGTTTTGGCGTAGTCAATCCTTCGGTGCGGCGCTTTTCAAGACGGTCAAGTATAAGCTTAGCTTTGCCCGCGCTGTCGATCTCATCGGGATAAATGCCGTATTTTTCAAGCGCTTCCTTTTGCTTATCCGTAGGCATCTCGCACTCCCAGCCGAAGGCGGGGACGTAATTCGCAAGATCAGCAGCCTGTATGGACATCTCGTATTGCAGCGGATCCACAAGCTGCCGCTTTTTCTTTTTCTGAGCCTCAAGCACCTTTGCAAGGGATTCTTCACGTTCCGCAACAACATCTTCGGCCGCTTGCCGCTCTGCTTCTTCAAGGTCGACAAAGCAGCCCGCCTTTTCAGCAAGATTATCCGTCATTTTTTGTGCAACGTCTTCGCTGTCGCATATAAGGTGAGCGGGACGGCAAAGCTCGTGCCGCTCGGTGTGCCACAGAAAATCAAGAAGCAGAAGCTCTGTCTTTCCGGTTTCGGGGGAGAGCCTTGTGCCTCTGCCTACCATTTGGCAGTACAGGCTTCGTACCTTTGTGGGCCGCAGAACGATTATGCAGTCCACCGATGGACAGTCCCACCCCTCGGTAAGAAGCATGGAGTTGCATAAAACATTGTACCTGCCGTTTTCATAGTCTTGCAGGACTTCGGTGCGGTCGGCGCTGTTCCCGTTTACCTCGGCGGCAGAAAAGCCTTTACCGTTAAGTATTGCGCAAAACTTCTGCGAAGTCTTTACAAGCGGCAGAAAAACAACAGTTTTGCGGTTTTTGCAGTATTTGAGCATTTCGTCTGCAATAGAGTATAAATAGGGGTCAAGGGCAGTGTCAATGTCGGAGACTTTAAAATCGCCCGCTTGCGTCGCAACGCCTGTAAAGTCAATTTTAAGCGGTATAGTTACTGCCTTAATAGGGGAGAGATACCCCTCCTTGATAGCTTTCGGCAGAGTATACTCATATGCAAGGCTCTCAAAGACTTGACCCAGATTTTTCATATCGCCTCTGTCGGGAGTAGCGGTCACGCCTAAAACATCTGCGCTGCTGAAATGATCAAGTACGTTCTGATAGCTTGCCGAAATGCAGTGATGCGCCTCGTCCACAATAATAGTGTCAAAGTAGTCAGAACTAAAACGTGCAAGACGTTTTTCACGCATAAGTGTTTGAACGCTTCCTACAACTATACGGTACCACGAACCGATACAGCTTTCCTCCGCTTTTTCTTTGGCGCAGTATAAGCCGGTTGCAGTTTTGATCTTGTCAGCTGCCTGAGTAAGCAGCTCCTCGCGGTGCGCCAGTATAAGCACGCGCTTGCCATGGATCACACAATCTTCAGCAATTTTCGCAAAGACAATAGTCTTGCCGCAGCCTGTCGGCAGAACTAAAAGCGTCTTTTTACAGCCTTTCTGCCACTCTTGCAGGACGGCTGATTTTGCTTCTTCCTGATATGGACGGAGCTGCATCAGAACTTACCTGCCTGCCAGTTCCCGGCAGAGCTTGCAGGCTGACTTGCTGCTGCCTTTGATTTTATAACATTGGCGTCCTCGTCGTATGCGTAAAATTTCTTTATCTTGTTATAGTCCTTTCCGTTGTAAGGTTCGACAAATATGCGGCATCTGCCTCGCTTGCCGATCAAACCGTTCCAGTCCATACGGAGCGGCTCACCGTGCTTTTTCATGCCAACCGAGAGAAACAGCGAGGATATTTTCCATTCCATTTTACTGCAAAGCTGAAAGTTTTCAATAAGCGTAATTTCGTCATTTTCACCGAATACAGTAAAGGTTATAACAGCCTTGTTGCAGCGGGGAAGCTTGTCTGTCTGTTCCTGAATACCCCGCTCAAATTTTGTTACGGCAAACTCGTAATCGCCTTCGGGCAAAAGCACAAACGCATTTTCGGCATTGATCTCGTCGTTCCAGTCTAGTGTGTAATTATTTTCCATAGTCTGTATCTCCTTTAAAACGGTACTTTTTTATTTTCTTCGATAATGGCGTAAACCTGATCCCATGCGCTTATAAGCACGCCGTTTATGAAATCGGGAGGATAATTCGCAACAGTCATCATTTCGGGAAAATATCCCTTGTTTGAAACTGCCACGCGAATATCTTCCTCGGTGACGCCGTTTGCTTTCATCAGATCCTGCAAAGCTTTTGGAAGTCCCTCAAGGTCGTCGCTTTCAATGATCTCTTCAAAACCTTCAAGGCTGTCAACGGGAGGGTGCGGGGGTACAGGATTTGATAAGGGGGCGGAAGCTGTTTCAACAAATTCGGGAGATTGTTCTGCGATCTTAACAGGCTGTGTCTCCTGCGGCGCAGGCACAGGAGCCGATTTGCCCTCGATAATATGAGCAATTTCCGCATAGTCCATAGGCAGTTTGTCTGGCAACCCGTCACGGTTCTTAGCGTCCCAGCAGGGGTGGTGCGTGGTGTACATAACACGCTGTCCGCCCTGCGCTTTGAACTTTTTTCCCTCTTTATCGGAAGCGACCGCAAATGTCTCATAGTTGCAGAACAGTATCATATCCGCCCATTCCTTTATAAGCGGAGAGGTTTGCGAGTTTGTTTTTTTACCGAGCTTCAGCTCATAGCGGTCATAGGAACCCGCTTCGTCAGGCTGGTCAAACCTTTTAAGCTGTGAATGACAGTTCAGGACAACATTGCATATATCATTATCAATGAGGTCCTGCAAAGTATTCAAGAGTCTGCCTACCGCCTCGGCAACGTACACATAGCCGTTGCCGTAGCCGAAATCCTCAATGCCTTTTTTACCGTATGTATTAAGCACATCTTCAACGCAAAGCCGCTCTGCCCAGTCCATTGTGTCAATGACAAGTGTATCGCACACATCGGGGTTCTGCTTAACATACTGTATGTAATTATTAAGCATCGCCCAGCTGGTGGGTTTTTCTTCAAAACGGTTAACGTTAAGCTTTTTTGTACTGCCCTCGGTGTCGATAAAAAGGGGGCGGGGGAATCTGCTTGCAAGAGTAGATTTACCGATACCCTCGGGACCGTAAATTACTACCTTTTGCTTTGACGGTATAATACCGTTTGAAATTTTTATATTCATTAAAACTGACCTGCCTTCCATTCCTTTTGCGGTTCGTTTTTGACATAACCGTCCTCAATGATAACACTGCATTCTCCGCCCGTTGAAACTCTTGTGGCAATAGCCTGCAAGCCTTCTGCTTCAAGCCATTTTCCGAACTCGTTAAGGGTGTCGATGTCCATTTGCTCCAGCTTGTCCATGAGTACAAAGCCGCATTCGGGATTAAGCTTCCGTACAATTGCGGCGGACACCTTAAGCTGCTCGGAGCCGCTCATGCAGTCCCATTTTGCGCCGTTGTAGGTAAGCTCTCCGTTTTCTACAGACAATCCCACAAGGGGCAGCTCCGCGCTGTCAAGAAGCTTTTGACGGTTTTCCCGAACGTCTGCGATCTGCTTTGTAAGGACCTCATATTCGTCCGAAAACTGCTTTGCGTCCATTTCAGCCTTTTCCTTGTCAAGATTGGAGCGTATCTTAATATTCAGCGCCTCAATATCACGAATATTATTTTCAAGCTCCTCGGAGCTTTCGTCGTGGAGTTGTTCGGCTGTCTTAAAGGCAGCCGTCATATCATGTTCGGCGGCGGCAAGCAGTTTTCTGTATTTTTCAAGCTCTTCGGTAATCTGATTGACTTTTTCCGCATATGTATTTCTTTGTGCCTGAAGCTCAAACGCTCTGCCGCGGAGCCGCTCATTCTCGCCGTTTCGTGCAAGAATTTCCTGCTGCTGTCTGATAAGTTCGGAAACGGAAACCACCTCTTTCGGGACGTTCTCATATTCGGGCATTTCCTTTGCGAACTTTGCCTTCTGGTCTGCGATGCGTCCTATTTCAAGACGGCGGTTGTACAGGGTGCTTTCCTGCCTGTCAAGCTCCGAAAGCTTGTCCCCGACGCCGATAATTTGCAGCAGGACGTTTGCTTTCTCTTTTGAAGTCGATTCCATAAATTTCGGAAGATCAAGAGCAAATGTGCTTATAAAGGCGTTGAGAAGCTGCTGTCCCGCTTTTTTACCGTTGGGATCAATGACCTTTAGGTCGCTGTTTTTGCCGCTGCGTTCAACTACAATGCCGTTGCTGAGCTTAACGCTGAGCTTAGGAGCAACTGTTGATCCTTGGCGATGCGCTTCGGAGGGGCGAAATTTATCGCCGCCCAAAGCCCATGCAATAGCGTCCAGAACGGAGGTCTTTCCCTGATTGTTTTTCCCGCCGATAACTGTCAGACCGTTTTCGGTAGGCTCAATTTTTACGGCTTTTATGCGTTTTACATCGTCAAGCTCGAGGCTGTTTATTTTTATCATTTGTACATTCCTCCGGATCATAGTTTTCTATAGATTCTATAAACTTGTCAGCTACAGCTTTGGTTTGGTTCAGCAGAGTTTCCTCGGCACCAATCAAAACGGATACATTATCAACCAAAGCACGTAAGTGCGGATTGGGAATACTTGTGTCGTTTTTGTCGACATATGCATAAAAGGCTTCATTAAAGCTTTGAAGCTGCCGGATAAGGAACAGCAGATCATATAATCCCATATTTTTCAGTGTACTTATTTTCATCAGAGTACCTCCTCATCAGCGGCAGACATAACGCAGCCGGCTATAAAGGCGGATATTTTGGAAACCCCATCAGTCCACTCGTTTATATCGGACTGTGCCGCCGCGATCTTTCCTTCGAGATCTTCTATTTTTTCCGTAAGGGCTTCCCAGACGATTGTGGGAATATCACGCACTTTCGCCGTAAAAAATTTCTCACGGTCGGCAAAGCGCGCCTCCATATCGGTATCGCCAGTTACCTCGCAGCAGAAAATTTTGTCGGGGGTATTGACATCTGCGGGGATTTCGGGTACAATAGTATTTGGAATGATTTCTTTTGTGCTTGTACCGTTGGCATACGGTGCAGGCTCTTTTTTTGTTTCGGCATTGTTCAGCCGTGCGCAGACCTTACCCACAGTTGATATGGGTATGCCCGTTATCTCGGCGATCTGCTGATGTGTTTTGCCCTCGCCTTTGAGCACGCTTATCTCGTGTACCTTTTCAACGGGGGTCTTCTGACCTCTTGACATATTATTTTCCTCCTTGTTATTTTTAGGTATTTCCCAGCCCTTTTCACGTATGGAAGCGATAAGCCCCATTACGGTGTCGGGCGGAACGTCGTGTCTGTTCGCAAGATTTGATATTTGCAGCGCCATATGTAACTGCCGCACTATTTCAAGCGGCTCCAAGTCCTCCTGCAAAAGCTTGTACACACGCTGCTCATTGGGCGTAAGCGTACATCTTACAGGCGGATCAATCGTAACTCTCATCTTCCGCCTCCTCCTCGGGTATGCCGCCGATACGTCCTGCGGTGAAACACTGTACTATCTGCATTATCAACAGGTAAAACAGCGTTCCGCAGAATACGGACATCATAAGCTCTCGCACGGTTATCTGCACCCCGTTTCATTCTTTGATTATTACGGACGATCCGTTATAGATAAAATCTGCGGTAGCTCCTGTACAATCCGTAAGCCTCAAGCCGCCCTCGATAAGTTCAAGGCTCGCTATCCCCTCGGGGATAAATTCAGCGGCAATATGTTTCAGCACCTTATACTGTGCAATGCTGTCAACGTGATATCGTTTAATTTCAAGTTCAGTCATTTTTATCCTTCCTTCCTGCACTTTTTCATTGCTTCTTCAATGGTTCTTATGACCAGCACACGGCATACAGCCTGTGCAAGCAGCTCTTTTGACGGCTTGCCGTACAGCTCGATACGGCGGCCGTCCGAGGCTGTCATTACAGTGTCGGGCTTTCTGCCCTCGATTTCTTTCGGTGTCATAATGATTCTCCTTTCATTTCATTGATAATTCCTTGAGTTCCTCTGTAAAGCGTTCGACCTTGTTTCTCGCGGAGATAAGCTCCGTCCTGAGCTGTTCGGCTTCCTTAGCGGTGGGGTACATATCGCGAATTATACGCATACCGAACTCGCTGTACAGCTGCGCGATCTGCTCCTGTCCCTCGTGGCCGCTGCCGCTTATGGACGGGTGACAGGCGTATACGAGTTCGATCTCTTCGTATTCGCCGTTGGTAGGGTGTCTTGTGCCTTCGGGCAGGCGGTTTATGAATTCGTCGTACATCATGCGAATGACTCCTGTTCAAATTCAGCTTGCTCCCATTTGTTGACCTCGACGAAATTGTCGATAACGGGAATACCGAAGTGCTTCAATAAAAGCTCTGTCTGCTGAGCTACCTTAACTGCCGGACTGCTCTGCCGTTCCATGGCTATACGCACATTTTTGATAAGACTTGCGACTTCGCCCGCAGATGTGGCTTTGGAGGGAAAATGCTGTATTGCAGTTGACTGTGAGCTGAGCTGTTCTTTCATCTTTTCAAACGCTGAAACGTATGCAGCAGTGAAAAGAACGCCTTTCTTGCTTGTCAGCTTGTTGGCTATCATGTCGCAGCCTTTCTTTGTTATGAAGTAGCAAGGACGCGTTTCACCTTTGTTATCTTCATACTCGGCAGGTACAAAGAAATCAACCAAGCCAATTTTGGCTTCGTTAAGATATTCGCAGTAAGTACGGATTGTGCGGAGCAGTTTGCCGTGTTCACGCTCAATAGCTACTGCAACGTCTCTGCTGTCGGCGTAATATTCACCGTTGCTTTTAATAAGCGGTAAATTGTTCATTTGGTTTCCTCCTTTAGATTTTAATAGGTTCAAGTAACTCGTCAGTGGTACAGTTGAGTATCTTAGCAAGCTTTTTCAGCATAACGATATTTGGTTTTCTGTCCCCCGCTTCCCAGTTTGCGATTGCGCTTTGCGCAACGCCAAGCTTTTCTGCAAGCTGTGATTGCGTTAGCCCAGCTTTTTGGCGATATTCAAGTAAAGCTGTCACATTATCACCTCTTTTTATAACTTATTGATATTATTTAAATATCATATTGTTATAATATCACTCAAAGATATATTTGTCAAGTGATTTTAAAATAAAAATATCATTTTGTTATAATTGTACAAAATTTTAATAAAGTCCTTGACATGTATAACAAACTGTGATATAACAATATCAAGGAGTGATTAAAATGTTAAGTGATAAAATAAAAGCACTCAGAAAAGAACATAATATGACACAAAATGATTTAGCTCAAAGGCTAAATGTTGCGCAGGGTTCGGTTGCCATGTGGGAAACTGATAAGCGTACCCCTGATGTGGATATGTTAAAAAAAATTTCGGCTTGCTTTAACGTTTCAGTTGATTATTTAATCGGTAATCAAAATGAGAATATTTCTGACGATTCAAGCAATAAAGCCTTCTTTAGATTAAAAAAAGGGTTAGAGCCTTATGATATAAGTGAAAGTGACGCTGATTTTTTACTATCCGTTTATAAAGCACACATTGAGAGCAATAATTAAGAGGAGAAAATCTGACATGAGTTCGAACGCAAAAATAGAATTATACCGTTTTATAGGGGATATGAGAAAAAAATATCCGCTATTATGTTATTCTAAAAATAAAAATATCGAAGAATTTTGTCTCGATAATAATATAGAACTTCATTTAAAGAAGTTTGATTCAAAGGGCTTATGTGGAGCTGCTTTTGTAGGAGAAAAGCATGATACGATTATACTTAATAGTTGTAGAAGCAAGTCAGAAATGACCTTTGATTTTATTCATGAACTTATTCATACAAAGAAACACAGGAACACTGACAAGCAAGCTTTTACATGTTTTGACAGAAAGCAAAATTCTTATATTGAATGGGAAGCAAACGAGGGAGCAGCAGAGTTTCTTGTGCCATATAAACTTTTTTTACCTATAATAAAAGAAAATTATAACAAGATAAATTCTCAAGTATTTGGAGCATTTCAATTTTGTGAAGAAACAGCAGGCTTGTTTAATGTTTCGAATGCTGTTATAACAAACAGGCTTGATAATTTAAAGTATGAAATTTATCAATATCTTAACGGTACACCACTTGAACATGTAAAAATTTTGTCGTTATCGGAACAGAGAAAACAAGGAATTATTGTAAAATCTTTAATTGAAATTAAAGATGAACGATTCAAGCAATTTTATTCAAGGAGAGAACAAATAGAAAATCAATATAATAATTCGGTTTCTTTTTAAAATTAATGAAATAAAAGTATTGAATGGGCGTGTGACTATGGCAAAGTGTAAAAAGTGCGGCAGAAAAGGTTTGTTTTTTAAAGTAAATTCGGAGGGTGTGTGCAAGGACTGCGAAGTCTTGGCGGAAATCGAAAAGCGAAAACAAGAACTTGATAATGATGTAAATTCGCTCTGCCGTCAAGCAGAGGAATATAACCAGCAAATCGAATTGAAAAGCAATGAAGTACAGGAGCTTGAAAATAACCGTCAGAAAATATATGATAATTTAAAGCAACAGGCTGAACAGGCTGCGCTTGCCAATATTTACAACGAGATTAACGCTTTAAAGGTTGAACGTGATGAGAGAGCTTTTGAATTAGCTAACGTAAGTGAAGAATTAAAAAAAGTATCATCAACTTATGATTTAACGCAAAAGAAGTTGCATAAGGCAAAGACTTTATTTGAAAGCTACCAAAACGCAAATAAAGGCTACATAAAAAGCGGCGAAACATTTCTTGATAAAATAAGCCTTGATCCTACCGTTGAGATACAGCTTAACTGCATGAATGTTAAGCAACTCAGAAGTTTGTACAATCAAAACAAGAAGCTTATACAGGACTGCCTTGCAAGATACGAGGGGCGTTATACTACCAAAACAAATGCGGCTCTGTACAAGCTTATGACGATTGCGTTGGAAGCGGAACTGCAAAATATATTGTACAGCATTAACTACGGCAAACTCGAAACAGCCGAAAACTCCGTAAGAGAAATGACTGTCAAGTATTACGCAATTGCTGTTGACGGAAATCAGAGCATTGCCCCGACTATGAAAAAATTTATTGCCGAGATCGAGCATTTATTTTTAGAGGCAATAAAGATAGAGTATGAATATTTTGTACAAAAGGAGCGTATAAAAGAGGAACAGCGTGCTCTCCGTGAACAAATGCGGCAGGAAGCAGAGGAGCGCAAGCAATTAGAGGTTCAAAGAAAACAGGTCGAAAAGGAAGAAAGTAAGTACCATACAGAAATGCAGAATGTTCAAGAGCAGATACAAAATACTGCCGACACCGAAAAAATTGCAATGTTGGAGGCGCGTCTTGCGGAAATTCAGGCTCAGCTTAACGATGTTGAACAGAAGAAGTCCGATATTATAAAGCTCCAGAACGGCAAGGCGGGTTATGTTTATGTTATAAGTAACCTTGGCTCGTTTGGAGATAATGTGTTCAAGGTCGGTATGACTCGCCGCTTGGAGCCTATGGATCGAGTGAAAGAACTCGGTGACGCAAGTGTGCCGTTTCCGTTTGATGTTCACAGCTTTATTTTTTCGGACGACGCTGTAGGATTGGAGCATACGCTTCATGTGGAGCTTAACGAACGTAGGGTAAACAAGGTAAATCTGCGTAAAGAGTTTTTCCGAATTTCCGTTGACGAGCTGGAGGAAATGGTCTACAGGCATCAGCCTACGGCGGAGTTTAACAGGACAATGCTTGCGGAGCAGTATAATCAAAGTTTGTCTACAGATTTTGTACGAGAGGAACTGACGGTGTTTGATGATGAGGAGTAAATTTACATTTAGTTCTACAACAGTTGGAAATGCACTCATTATTAATTTATAATTATAAAAAACTAATAATAAAATAGGAGAAAAGTATGTTTGATAGTAGTAATATTGCAATAATTATGTCATCAATTATATCTATTGTTTCTATTATTTCGGCAGTAGAAATTGCTGTTTATCAGCAACGAAATCAAAAAGAATCAAAAGCAATGGAAATGTATTTTATAGTTCAAGCTAAAGCCTATAAAGAGTTTTATGTAGCTGTTTCAAATTATAATGATGATACAAATGAAGAACTATATATTAGGGCGTATCTGAAAACAACAAGTTGCACAAAAAAAGGAAAATATGGTATAATTAAGAAAAACGCCAAAGGAGCGGAATAAATGGCAGCAAAAAGATATGAAATAAGCGATGAGCA